AAGTATATACTGACGGTAACCACCTTGGTATGGCCTACTCGCTTGGAATGAGCGCATATTTATACCGCCTGCCTCTCTGAACCAGTAAACTCCCGGCTCTAGGTATAATGACTGCGTTAAGTTGTAGGTAAGGTCTGTCTCTCCAAGTCCACCGGACCAGCTGTAAATATTGCTCGATCCAAGCACTATGTTGCCCTTTCCAACCTCTACCCACGACGATCCACCAGCGCCGTATTGTACTCGCAGCTTAATAGCGTCTAGCTTTGTCATTTTCGTAATAGTAAACGTTTGGCGGCGCTCAGTACTGCCCAGGAGAGCGTCATAGGTAAGCTGGCTAATAACCGACACTAATGTGTCTCCGTCGCGCATAATTGAGTTGGCCATACTCTCGCCATGCGATACAAGTGTTAAAGCTATTGTTTGATTGTCATAGTCATAGTCGATAGCGTCTATATATCCACTAAACTTTTGAATACTTGTTTGCTCTGGTACATTTCCATAAAGCACGACACCAGATATAGCCGCATTGTTTTCGTCTAAAATAGGCGAGTTATTATGGTCTAGAATGCCCTCGTAACGAATATCGCCGTCGTCGTAAAAGTTGGTATATACCTCCACGAAGTTACCAATATCGCAGTGGCTTGGCACGCTGAGTGGGTTATATGGCAAAACTAGTGTTGTTGAACTTCCAGGAGTGTTTATAGCTTCGGTAAATTCAAGGTCTGAAAGCACTTGTGTTTCAATAGCCAAAAGGTTACCATGTCGATCCGACAGGTCAATATCATAAGCATTAGCACCTACAAAACCGTTGCCGCCAGCGCCAACGCTTGCCTGTAAGCTCATAACTGTACGAAGCGTATCTGTTGTGCGGTCAATAGTGCGGTTAGTCCAAGCTGTCCACGTATTGCCGTCAGCACTCCGGTCGATATAAAAGACGCCGTTTAACTCTCGCATACGGATATATAGATAGCTCGACGACATAGTAACCGATACGAGCTCGGTCGTTTTATAAAATACCTTTAATGTGTTGCCTGAAGCCGTCCAGCGCAAAATATAGTCAAAGAGCTGCACTTCGTATGTGCTAACACTACCAAAGTTTGTCTGAAAATAACTATGAGCAAACTTACCTACAAAACCGTCTATATCAAACTTACGGCGCGCGTCGCTATCTACCCTGTAAATAACGCTAAGGCCCACGTTTGAGTCACCGTTACCAGTAATATTTATACTATTACCTGATATAGAGCCGCCAATACTTGCCGAGCCTTGGGTTTGGCCAGATAGCAAAGTGCCTGTATATCCCATGTACTGGTTGGCCGTCATATACTTAGGCTTACGTGAAGTATAGCCATTTTTATAAAACTTATAGAGGTGCTTCTTTTTAGTGAAGTCGCCGGTACGATCTGTAAATGCCGTCATTAGATATACCTCGGGTTTGTTTTAACCTCTATATTCATGTTTCTAGCTGAGAAGGTATTAGTAATAGTGATTGTAGCGTCCGGATCGGCAATAAAGGGGAAGCCACCAGAGAAGTCTATTAATTCGCCGTTTAGCGTAACCCTCATAGCATCCGTATCAACTATAAGTACGTCTGAAGCGGCGAGGGCTTGGCTAATAACTATCGTGGTAAGTCCGAGCGCAATTGAAAGTGTAGGGTTGCTGCCGGGCGTTATGCTATTGATAGTGAACTTGTATATAGGGTATTGCTCTTGGAATGTTCCCTGTAGGTCAATTGTAGAGAGGTCGATTGTAGTGGTAGCGCCAGTTACTCCGGTGCTATTTAGCAGGGTCTGCGTGTTGCCGCCAACGCCGATAGGGTCGTTAATAACAAACTCAACAGTAATAACCTCCTGCTTTGCGGAGTTGGTGCGTAGGTTGGCCGCGACTACGTTAGCCTGCTTGTAAGTAACCGTTACCGTTTGGCCTAGATCATAGCCCGAGCCTGTTAGGACCGGCACACCGCGCGTAAGCACGAGGTCTTTGTTTTTGTACTGGATAAGCTGCCTGAAGCGCGCCAGAATAGCTTGCAGCTCGTGAAATTCCCCTTTTACCGCAATACTAACGCTCGCTCGCTTGCTTACGAAGAAACGCCCGGCAGTAATGCTGCGGTGCGATGCAGACACCGTATTTTGCGCTGCCTTTATTTCTGGCATTTCGTCGAAGTTGTGATCCGTTACCTGGCCACCGGCAACGTCCTGAAGAGATACGCCATTAAAGGAGAGGTCTAGTAAGTCCTGTAAATATTCTCCCCATAAACTCATGAAACAACTCCCTTCGAGTACATACCTTGCTTAACGCCCATTATATTCAATAATCGGTCTGCGTCATAGTCGCTAGCAATGGTAATGTTTTCAATATGAACGCTAGGCGCTTGGTCGCCTGCTTGCTGGCTATTTGTGGCTAGCTCGTTGCCTGGGTAGGTAGTATTACTCATTGTCAGCTGGCGAGAGGCGTTTGCGACGTCTGCAGCAGCCGTTACGTCGAATGCCTGGCCAATTTGCGCGGCAGAGTCTTGCGCGGCGCTTACGGCGGACCTTGTACTCTTGATAATACCGTCGCCGATACCCATGCCGAGCATCATACCGATTTCATCGCGCATAAGGCGTGAAGGGGAGTGGATACCAAAGAAGCCCTTGATACCGTTCATGATGCTTTCGCCAAAGCCCTTAATCTTATCGAGTACCCAGCCGCCAAGGTCTTTTATACCGTTCCAAAGCCCCTTAATCATATCGCCACCGATGCGCGCTAGGTTACTTGGAGAGAGTACGTCGCCGATAGATTTTAGGATATTACCGACCGCGCCGATAATAGAACCGATTACCTGCGGTATGGCCTTTATGATTGCCAAGAATAGCTGAATACTCGCTTGGATCATCATATTTATAAACTTGGTGCTGGTAATCGTCTTCACTATGTTATCGATGATTTTAGGCAGTGCGTTTACGAGGGCTACGATTATAGTCGGTATCGCCTGAATAATCGCTAAGAACAGCTGTATAGCGCCCATAATGATAGCGGTTAGCGTTTCTGGGTTGGTAAGGCCAGTAACAATAGCGTCAATGATTTGTGGGAGCGCTTGGACGATAGTTTGAATAATTTGAGGCAATGCCTGCAGTATTGCTAGGAATAGCGTAATAAACGCTTGTATAAGCGTTGGTAGCGCTCCGAGCAGTGCTTGCACGATTGTAGGGAAAGCGGCCACCAGCGCGAGTATAAGGCTAGTAGCGGCCTGAATTAGAGCCGGGATAAGTGTAGGAAGCGCTGCGGAGAGGGCCGGTACGACGGCTTGCAGTATTTGGCTAATTCCATCAACCAGCTTAGGTAACAGCGCCACGATTTGTGGTACAGCAATTTTTATAGTGTTTACGAGGCTATTTACGAAGCCGGTCACGTTGCCGGTAGCCATAAAGTCCTCAAACGCTTTTTTAGTCGTGTTGATTGATCCGGCGAGGGTGTCGTTTTCTTTTGCGTAGTTACCGGCGTATTTGGCCGTTTTCTCCATGAACATTTGCTGCGCCAGGCCGACCTTTTCCTGGATGCTCATAGCAGAGGTGGACTTGTTAATACCCTTTGATACCGCGTATGCCTGGATTGCCGTATCGTTCATAGCGACACCCAGGTTGTCCATCATAGTAAAGTTACCCTTGGCCATACCAGTAACGGCTTCAAGGGCGCTCTCGGTACTAATACCCATGATAGAGGCGATGTCAGACGCGCGCTGCATGGAGTCAGCCGACATATTCATTGATTGTTCAACCGTGAAGCCAGCACCCTGGAATAGCGACCCCATTTTGTTAGCGCCCTGCAAGAACTCATTTTGGCTCAAACCGGCGTTAGTATAGGCATCATCTGCGGCCGCTTTAATTTTATTGGCATACTCGCCAAATACTGCCTCAGCACCACCCAGTTGCTGCTCAAGCTCTGCACCGGCCATAAGTGCCTTGCCTGTAAGCGCAGCCATACCAGCCGCGCCTGCAGCAAGCCCAGCGGCTATTGCGACACCGCCTGCCTTAGCAAAACCGCCCAACTTACCAAGGGCGGCTTGGAATGGGCCGGAGTTTTTGTCTACCTCGTCACCAAGCGCGGCAGTTGCCGGACCAGCCGAGCCTTTAAAACCAGCGGCAATCTTGCCCTGGATGCCGCTCATGTTCGGCGCTACTCTGACTGTTGCTGTTCCGATGTCTGCCATACTACGCTTGCTTATCTGACCTTATTAGTTATGCCGGATTTGCCGCACCGTTTGCGTAGTTTTATATATTGTAAATTATAACATAATCGGAACTAGACACGACCAGCATCTTTTGATTTGGCCAGCGCCATGCGCCCGACGTAAGTGGCGTGCTCGTCAGCGCCGGTTGCGCGGATAGTAGCAATAGCACGATTACCGCGCTTAATAACGCCCACGCCAGTAGTAACGGTAATTTCTGGCGGCCTGCTCGTCATGCTTCCTGCCATAGACCGGGCGCGCGCAGCAATGGCCTCAGCCGACTGCTTGACCACCGGAGCGACCATATCAGTTAGGATTACTGAAGCCGCTTGTACGTCTAGTGAGAACGATACATCCTTACTCATACCGTTAGTATAGCACTACGCGTGGGCGTTCCCCTACTCCTCCCCCTACTCTTGCGTTTTTCGCAAGTTTATAGGGGTGACACTTTTTTGAGTAGGGGTTTAAGGTGAGTAGGGGAGCGAACAAAAAACGAACTAAAAGCGCCCCGAGGGGCGCTTTTTACAGCCTTTTTAACCGAATAGGCGAGTACGTTACTGGCCGTATTATAGCACTGTATACATTTTTTATACGCGCTTTTTCTCTAGGATATTGCGTATATCGTCAGTGGTGTGCGCTTCAGCGCCCTTACTCATTTCGCCCGGCGCGCTATGCTGAGGCATAAACGGCGGAGTAAATAGCTTAGGCCGGTGCATCGGCACACGTTTTTGGGCGTCTTTCGTTTTCATCCATACCAGCGTATCTAGGTGGAACATGATCCGGTTTAAGAACATCTCATTCCAACCCCACTGCGACTCTGGGCGTATTTTACTATATACCCGACACTCCCTTGGCAATTGAAAGAGCAGTCGCGCTGCCTTCGCCGGAGGAAGTAGCGCGACGTCGAGGTTGTAGTACTGGTAAAAGTCCGCCTCTAGCTCATCAAAATACTCGGCGCGTATCTTATGAAGCGCTAGTCTTTTGGGTCAAAGTTCTTAATAATTTGTTGGTAGATCTCGCCAAGCTTGCCGATGCGTAGGCGCGGCTTGTAACCCTCTTGGCCCTTGTGGGCTTCAGCGTCTAGCTTCGTGAATTCCTCACGGATACGCTCAAACTCTTCTTTACCAACTAGGAAGTGCATCAAAGGCACTACTGCAGTAATCTGGTTTTCGTTTTCAATTTTGTTAATAAGCGCAAAGGCGTCGACGTCGTCCAGGAGGTCTGTATCGACAACGAACTTAACGCCGTCCAGCTCGAGCTCTTTTACACCATTACTTACAGCTTTGTTTTCTTGATCTGCCATAGATTATCTCCATTCTTAATTAGTAATTTGATTATAACACAAAAACAAAAGCGCCCAGTTTTGGCTGGACGCTCTTGCCGATATTGCGCCGACTAAGATGCGATAACCGCAATGTACTCAGTGTGGCTATTGCCGTCTGTATCAGGGTATGCCTGGAACAGCGCTGGGTACGCGATTGGTTCGCCATCGACGTAAGTGATTTCGCCGCTACGGTCAACGATTTGAGCGTTTGGCACAACGATACGCTTGATGCGTCCGCCGGTCAAAACGATTTCAAATACTACTGATACGTTTGGCAGCTGTGCGCTGTTTTGCGTAATAGTAATATTCTCACCGCTAACAGTAACGTTGTCCTCACCATAATATACCTTGAGTGCTTCAGGGTTGGTCTCAATCAAGTTGACCATAAACGTTTCCATGAAGGTAGTCTGGCCAACAAGGACCAAGTCGCCACCCCATGCATTTACGTTTTCTGTATCAGTCTCGACAGAGTTTACCAGACCATCTTCGCTAACGTAGCCTAAGCCTTTGAATGCAGCATCCAAAGCGCTAGTTGCGTTAGTTGGGAGGGTTGTACCTGCAGGAGCGACGAAAACCGCACCTGTGGCCTTTGGCTTACCAAATGAAACGTTGCTGGCATCGTTCATGGTTAAAAACCTCGTCTACTGTATCGGCACAACCCCTAAAGGCTCTGCTTACGCTTATTGTATCACGCTAATTATTCAGTAACTAGTACTTGGCGACAAGCTATTTTTACGCCCAAGAGGTTAACTACACACTTCTCCTCATACTGCGGCGCTGGCTCTTGCTCGGCAGGTGGGTTGGTAATCGTAGTATTGTTATTGGTAGTACTTCGATTATCGTTATATACCGGCGATTGCTGGACTGCAGGTGGTGTTTCGGGGCTACTTTGCACCTCCGGTGTTGGTACGGGCTGTGCGGCGCTTGCTGCACTATCATTTAGGAAGTTGCAGTCCTTACGCCCGGATGCCTCGCATTCGAGCTGCTGGCGACGCTCAAGCGTTACAATAGCGAAGTTCTGGGTGTAATACTGGTACTCAATCCGGCGCAAGCCAAACGGTGTCTGTATCTCGTATACGTTCGTAAACTGAAGCACGCAGTTAGCGCCAACCGGTATATTACTCGGTAGAGCGCCCACATTCACGCTCTGGCCCTCTAGATGCCTAGGCCGGGCTTGGGTAGCAAAAAAGTTACCGTCGGCACTTTCTGCAGGCGGTTTAATGACACCCTTATAGTTTTTACAGAATACCTCGCGTAATATACGCACCTCGCCGCTGTAGTATGTATCGCCAAAGAATATACCGCTAATATCCTCGCCTGGGTAGTAACTAGCCTGATCGGTAGCAACCGGCACTTTTATATTGGCAGTTGGTATTGGCCTAACATATAGCCAAACAAGCACCAGTAGCGCTACAAATGCGGATATAAAAATAGCCACCGTTATTACGTCAACAATATTCTTTTTTCTGAACCAGTCGCCCAGCCCTCGTATTTTAGATCTTAAGTTCAGCATTTCTTTTACTCGCCCTTTCCAACGCGTCCAGATGTGGTTGTACCCTTTGTTTAAAGCGACGCCGTAGGTATATACGAAAGCCGCTACTAAGCAAAATTATAACAATTATGGTTAAAGCTGTAACCATACTAATTAGTCCTTCGCTCATCATTGAGCCTCTTTTCCATACGTTCTGCGACCGCTAGCATTTTAGTGTCTACCTCCGTACTCTTATCGATTGCCAGAATTGCTTTATTGGCAATGTCTTTTATGTACGCATTATACTCTCTGTTTATCTGATAATTCTGCCAAATAAAATACAAAAGTAGCCCAACCGGTAAACCAAACTGGTTAACAATAGCGCCAATATCCATAATTACGATCCGTAAATATCTGTACGGCTAGTACTTATGCTATAAAGCTGTTGAGTGCCGTTTAGCCCAATACTAGAAAGCTCGGCCTTCTTAAAGAACAGGTCGCCTGCAGGGTTGCTATATTTAATGTTCTCGCTGTACGGACCGGCGGTTTGCTGCCAAGTTTCGGTAGGCGCAGAGTTTACGTCCGCCTGAAGCGCGCGTTTGCTTGCCTCCATAACAACGTACTGAACGTTTAGGAAGTAGACCACGTCGGCATTTACACGAGCGTCCAAGTCCTCGCCAACGTCGCTGGCAATCTGGCGCAGGCGGTTACTGGCCAACTTCAATATGTAATCAGCCCGGGTAGTATCTTCCGGGGTTTTCCAGTATTGCGCCAAGTCCTCGTGGTTCGCGTAAGCGTTAGGGGCTACGATTGGTGGTGTTGTAGTGACTCCGGCCATATTATTGCCCTCCCCCATTATTCATAAACTGCTGGCCCTGGAGTGCGGCGCGGCGCGTTACCAATTCCTCAGCCTCGCGGATACTTACTCCAAGCATACGGTAGTAGGCAATAGTGCCGACCATTTCAGGCGCTGCCTGCTGGATTTTAACGGCTGCGTCGCCTGCAGCACCAACGTCTAGCTGGAATATAGACTTCCAAGCCGGTACAAGCTCGTTCATGGCGTCAGGCACTGTATTAATGCCCTCAATAGCCATACGCAGGGTAATAGCAATGTTCTTGATCTGCACTCCCAGCTCATCCTGCCAGTTTTGTGCCTCGAGCAGCAAGTCATCAGACATAGCGCTCAAACTTTCGGCGCTAGTTGGGTTGGCAGTTTCATAGCCAAGGTTACGAAGCGTAAGGGCGGTCTCCGCACAGAAGTCGCGCGCCTTGTCCTTTTTGGCTTTCTCAAAGCCGTCAATACTCATCTGGGAGAGCTGGCCAACGGTAGGCGAGTCGCCGTCCTCGTCTTTATTTACCACCCATACTTTACCAATAGAGCTGTCGAGCTGCGGATCTTTCTTAGCCTTTTCAGCAATACCGAGCATATAGCGTTGTGGGTAGCTGTAGAACTCCTCGGCAATTTCCTCGCGGCGTTTCTGGCGGCCTACTTCTTGGATGATACGGCGGACCGTCTTTGTAAGGCGTGATTTACCTAGTGGCTGGCGAGCGCTGGCGCGGTGGGTCATAGGTAATAGCAATGCGCGGCCGGTTGGGTTTTCTATGATCTGTACGACTGCGCGGTTTTCAAATACGGCTGTATAAGCGCCGGTAAATACAATGAAGTCGGCAGGTGCCCAGCGAATGCCGCGCTTTTTAGGCTGCGGTTCAGCCCAGCGAGTTACAGCGAGGCCGTATTTAAGCAAGCCGGTAATAGGGTTAATGACTCCGGTAGCTTCCTCTGCAGTAAATGGAATAAGTACTTTAGGCGCGGTCGGATCATCTTCTGGGTTGTCGGCAATGGCAATAAAGGCACAACCACCAATACTGGTGTCGTGCTTGCCCTGCATTAATACGCTATTTGCGTTAATTTGAGTAAAATAGTTATTCACTCCGAATGTATCACGAGCAAAACCGTCGAATACAACGCGGTCAGATAACGTATTAACCGCCCGGCTAGCCCATCCAATACCCGGGCGGTGGTGTAGCATTTTGCGAGGAGTAGAGATACCGAAGTCGCGTGTATCGTGGTCGGCTTCGTAGTAGGCATATTTATTAGCAATTTGAGGCTCATACATAGCCAAGGTACGCAGTAGCTGGTTGGCTATTGCTTGTGCTTCAATTTCGCGTGGGTCTCGTACCGGCTGTGTGTCCATTTCTGTCCTTTTATAAGCCGGGTTTGCCGCGCCGTTCGCGTAATTGTTATTGGTTAATATTATACCAGATATTGTAATTGTAACATATGCGCTTTGCTAACGTAATTTTCGGCTATTTCTTTTATCCCTTTTAGTGGCTGCGTCTCTATATTCCGGGCCAAAGAAATCATCCGACAATGGTGTTATTCGTACAAAAGCCCCCGGTCGACCTGGCCTATATGCCGCCTCGTAGCTGGTTTTAGCGACACTTTCCCAATAATCATCCGGCAGCACCCCGGCCTTTACGAGCATATCTAGAATACTGGTTGTCTTATTGTCCGTATCAGCGCGCCCAAGAGTACCAAAGTAAAATATGAGCTCGATCATAACGTGGCCGGTAAAGCGTGCCTGCGTTTGAATGCGGACGTTTGCTATTGCCGTTTTTTGCCAGTCGGTAAAGCCCCGGCTAGGAAAGCTCATGCCATCGCCGCGATTTATGCGCGAGTTCTTTTTTGCCGGTATATTTCCAGCCAATTTTAGCTCTACAATATTTTGCGACATTAGACTTTTAGCTCCGAGTTGGGTTCATATACCTTTTTACTTGGTGTAGTTTTGCAGTAATCCGTTGCGCGAGCGATAACCCTCAGTAATAATCGAACAGTCACAGCCGCGATGCCGTTTAAAGACTTCGCTGTCCGGGTTTTCGTAAGTACCAGCAAGCGACTCACACCAGCTGCAGGTTTCGCCATTCATTTTGCGAGTTACGCGTGTGCGGCGTCCGCTTTGCCGGGCATTGTGGGTCGCATCTTGCTGCGCCTTGCTCGCCATAGTATCCAGGTAATTGCGAACAAGTAGAGTAAGGCCAAGCGTTCCGGTTGCCACGCTTGCGGCCGCAACTTTTGCCAAGCCATAGTAACGATCGTCAATGCCTGGACCGGTAGTATGCTCGATCTCGTAATCAAAGGCGTTCATATTGTAGACCTTTGCGTATACGGCAGCGCCCACCTCTCTAAATAATATCTCCTGGTTAAGCTGGCGTACGTCCGGCTCAATTTCCGGGTTATTGATAAGCTTCAGCGCGGCGAGCACCTTCTTTTCGATACTATCGTTTAATCCTGCGTAGTCCATCAGAAGCTCCAGTCCGATATAGTACTTTTAATATCATCTAGCAACCCTATTGTTTGCTCTACGCGGCGCTTTGAATACACCCGTGAGCGAGCCGGTTCTTGCGTGCCAATAAGCACGTCTATAAAGGCCGAGGCTTGCTGCTCAGTAAGGGCGTGAGTAATTTCATCTATGCTTTGCGCGGTGGCTACTATTTCAGCATCTGGACCGACAATAGCATTAGAGACAAGCATTTCCTTTACCTCTTTAAATTCCTTGGTTTTGATTACTACCAAGTCGGCAATATACTTACTCTGGTTGTCCGTCGCCATCTTGAGCGCCCCCCTCGGGTGTTGTTTCCCGGACATCAACCGTAGCGGTAACACCCCTGGCATCCACAAACCTGAAACGCATTACGTCCTGGCCTTTTTCGTTTTTAGTGAACTCCATCTTGTGCCAATCGCTATCAAGTTTTTTCGCCTCCTTTTTAGTCGCCCACATAATCTGGCCGGTAGGTTGGTGGAAATATAAATCTTGTTTTGGCTTTGTCATACGTTTATTTTATCACAACATACAAAAACGCCCCACCGAAGTAGAGCGCTCTTGCTCGGTAAGCTAGACTAGCTGACTGCTGGTTTTTCGATGAGGCTGAAGGCAGCGTCGTCGAAGATCACGTAACCAAGGACAGCCTCGGCGCGGATCGCAATTTCGTTAGTTCGCTTAAGGTCACCATTACCGTCTGGGTCACCATACTCGATAGTCTCGAGAGGCACGTTGCGAGCAACTCCCCACTGGAAAGCGTTAAAGTCACCCATGAGCGACTGAACGCGTGCGTTTTCAGCACCCAGTTCTTGACGGCCAGAAACAGTGTCGCTTGCGGCTGCAGGCAGACCCTGGAAGTTCTCAACGTTAAAGCCGAGACCAAGTTCAGGGTAAAGCTTTACGCCGTTCTCATCACGAGTACGAGCAAGCTTTCCGGCAAACACTGGGTCGAATGCGATACCAGTCGCAACGTAACCAGCCTCTTGTAGATCTTCAGCTTGCGCTTCAATATCTGCGTTAGGGTCGTTAGTTGCAGTAACGCGTCCAACACCGTTACCAACCTTAGTAAAGTATTCACTTACTTGGCTAGAAACAGTACCAGTTTTAGGGTTGATACCGTGGATCGCAATCAAGTCAAGCGCGCGGCTTAGGGCGATAGCGATGTTGTCTACGAGGCCGTCAACGATGCCGGTCTGGTAATCTTCATCTTCCCATAGAACTTGGTTGCTGAAGCGGTAAGTAACCTGGACGGTGTAAGTCTTACCAGTTTTCTTGGTTGGTGTACCGTCGTTAGATGACTTGTCGTCACCCTCACCGACCAACTCACCCTTAGGTGTACCCGTGAAGGTAAAGTGGTCAGTCGATCCAACTTTAATTTGTGGATCTTGTGGCGCTAGTTTAGCGAGTACGCCTCCTCGGATGTTCTTGCGCCATGACTCGCCCTGGTGGTTAGCCAAGTCGAGGGCGTCTGTGTAAAGCGGATTACCCATAGTGGTTAAATTCCTTCGTTTAATTGATTATTAAGCGTCAGATTTGTTGCGACCAAATAGGTTACCAGCAATTTTACGAGAGTCGTTCTTACTGTCGTCACCTTCGCCGGGCTTGCCCTGCTTAGTGATGGTTACTTTAGTGCCGGGAGCTAGCTTTGAGAGCTTTTCAGCCTTCGCTTCTAGATCTTCGACAGTTTCGCCTGTAAGGAACTCTGCTGCATCATCGGAAAGCTTATACTTTGAAATAATCTTGACCTTATCGGTCGCAAGCTCCGCGCTTTTCAGCTTGGTAGTAAGGTCGCCGATCGCAACGTCCTTTTCTTGCAGCTTAGTTTCAAATTCAGAAGAAATGGAGTCGACCTTTGCAGCCTTCTCTTTGAGCGTATCGTAATCACCGAAGTCATTTCGACGTTGTCGCTCCAGACGCTTGTTGATAGTGTCTGTCATTGCTTCCGGAGTATAGAGGTCGTGATCAACTTCTTTATACTCGTCGCCTTCTTTGGTAAAGTATTTAGTCATTATACCGCTTTCCTTTCCGGGGCGTTCCCGTTTTTCTGACTATTTTCAATATAACATAACCAAATTAAATACAACAACTATTTTGAGCAACTTTATTGCTCACCGCCTGTGATACACGTCGCAATAGATTTGATAGCGCCTATATTGCGCCAATGTATCGTCCAATGAAACAACCGAATTGACGTCTGCGTGGGTAATGTTATGGTCGAACGCCTCAAGCTCTACGATCCGGTCGGCAATCTGATTAGCTTTTTCACTAGCCGCCAGCCGATCACTTTTGTTATACACCTCGATGAGTATTTCGGCGCGGTCGAGCACCATAGCTTCACGAGGACCGCCTGTACGATCAATAAGGATAAACGTATCCGGTGGCGTCTTTGACTTTTCGGTACTAACCGGATAGTCGTTACCAACAAAGGTCTCGAGCCAGTTCTTAACCAATACTTCAATATTAGCCATTTACACACTCCGCTCTGAGATACCTATTCCATCGAGTAGGCGTGTTCTCTTCCATAAATACCACCGAGTCGCTATCAAGATGGAATAGCTTACCATTCCAAGCTACGTTCGAGTCGCTGACGTCGCCGGTAAATGCCTTAGGCAGGTGGATGCGTACCTGGTCGCGGCTTTGCTCGAGCGCTTGCTGCTCCCGGGCCGTTGCCGGTTCAGTAATAGGCGCAATCAAGCAGTCGGCTACTTCAATATTGGTCGTTGTAGTAGTCGGATTACCCATAGCGTCTTTAGCGCCGGGGACTTCCTTTGCGAACGTTAGCGTAATACCCTTCATGCTTTTATAATATCACTAAAACCGCCTGGCAGAAAAAACGCTGTCCAAAGTTGCGCCCAGAAATTCGGTATTTATACGGCGGAGTCTAGAAAATGGAAACAAAGGGCGACCTCCCCCCCTGTTATTTTCGGACCGCCGCAAAGAGCAAATATTTATTCCAATGTATTAAAAAGCACAAAAAAATAATAAAAAAGTATTTATTTTTGTACGTTCCTGGCGCTATTTTGGCGTGTTATAATAGCCACAACGTATAAAGAATGGAGTTATATATGCAGGTACTTATAGACGGCGAGCCTTACGTCAAGGAGTCAGCCGATAGTAAACCCTCAATCGGTATTGGTATTACAACCCACAATCGTAACCAGTTGGTAGCCAGCACGCTAGCCAAGATACAAAGCGTAAGCCCTGGGGCTAAGATAGTTATAGTAGACGACGCCAGCCAGCCACGCGTGCGGATCGAGGGCGCTAATATATATCGCTTCAGTAATAACGTTGGTATTGCCAGAGCTAAGAACAAATGCCTGGAACTACTGCGCGATTGCGAGCATATATTCCTATTCGATGATGATACATGGCCTACTACAAACGGCTGGTATATACCTTACGTTGCTAGCCGCGAGCCACACCTTATGTACCTATTCGAGTCATGGTCTAGCGGTAACCCAGTGGGCGACGACCGGATCATATACGAGGACGGCAGCATAGTAGCGCATCAACACGCCAGGGGTTGTATGCTATACGTTCATAGCTCTGTACTAGACCGAGTAGGTGGTATGGATGCTAGGTATGGTAAGGCTATGCACGAGCACCTCGATTGGAGTAACCGTATCTACAATGCCGGGCTAACCAGCTTCCCTTATATGGATGTACCAGGTAGCCAAGACCTTATACACAGTATGGATGAACACCAAGAGGTTAGTAGTAGTATACCTCGTATAGAGCGCCGCATGATGGCACAGAACAACGCCCAACTGCTAGAGGCTAGCGCTACCAGTAGTGAATACGCGCCGTATGGCGGCAACCTAGTGCTTACCAGCTACTTCAGTGGCGTGCCGGACGTACAGCGCGAGGGTACACGCTGGACCGCCGACCATAAGGCCGTTGAGAAGCTAGAGTATAGCTGCCAGGCGCGCGGCATTGACTTCGCCCTTATACATAACTGCTTTGATCTACCAAACCTAACCACTATACAGGGTAGCCCATACTTCGAGCGCTGGCTTAAGCAATACCAGTACTTACGCGACCACCCAGAGGTAGAGTTGGTGTTTATTACCGATAGTACCGATGTTGATATGCTAAATATCCCATTCCACCATATGGACCGCAGCAAGCTCTATATAGGCGATGAGCCAGGGCAAACATTGGCAAATAGCTGGTTATTAAGCCGTCATTTAGAGCCAACCGTAAATCAGTACCTTCGTGAACACCCAGACTTGCCATTATTGAATTGTGGCGTTGTGGGTGGTACTAGAGCGCTAATTATGGAACTTTGCCACGATATGTGGGCATATTACCTACAGCACCCGGACCAGGATACAGAAATGGGCGTTTTTAACTATTTGATGCACAATAAGTACCAGGACCGGATAGAATACGGCCGACACGTAACAACAGAGTTTAAAAAGTTCGAGCGAAGCAGTAATGCTTGGTTCAGGCATAAGTAAGGGGGTTTATATGGCAGGCGTTTCAGATATGGAGAATAAGCACGAGATCCGCAAATGGTTACTCGAAAATAGGCGCGAATTCAAGCGAGTGCTAGATATTGGCGCTGGAGTAGGTACTTATGCGCTAATGGGGCGTTTCCCGGAGCAGCACTGGACCGCACTAGAGGTATTTGAACCTTATGTCGAGATGTTTAATTTAACCGGCAAATATAACGAGGTATTTGTAGGCGATGTGCGCGATCATGCCTTTAATGATGATTACAACCTTATCATTGCCGCCGATATGCTCGAACACATGAAAAAAGACGAAGCGAAGGCCGTTGTAGCGGAATGCCTGAAGCACTGCCAGCAATTACTCGTCTGTATTCCCTTAGTACACCACGATCAGGAGGCCGGGCCGGAAGGTAACGTGTTTGAAACCCATGTGGACCACTGGCACGCCGAGGAGATGCGTATATTACTGAGCGACCGTATAATTTCTGAGATTAGCGGCAACGTAGTGGCCTACTTCTTGGCACAGGGCGACTTATGAACATCAGCATTACGGTAATGGCGCATCCGAAGCGTAAGCGTGAGGCAATGGCACTGCACAAAAAACTTATTCAACAGCCATTTAGCAAGGTACGCATAGTCTGGGATGAAATAAACAATGAGTGGCACACCGGCGAGCGTAGTATGCGATCCGGCGTTGCTGATAGCGGTTGGCACGTAGTAATACAGGACGACGCTATACTTACACCCGACTTTTACTTCAATATAGAGCGCGTTATTGAGGCAGTACCGATTAAAAGCGTTATTTCGCTATATACCGGCACTGTGCGGCCTTTACCGGAGCGAGTAGCTGAAGCGGCCAATAAAGCCCCAGAGGGTAGCTTCCTAATGCACAATATGATGATGTGGGGCGTGGGTATTCTTATACCTGCAGCGCATATCGAGCCAATGCTTGATTATATAAACGAGCCAAAGTATAGCGATACACCGTATGACACGCGTATTGGCATATTCTACCAGCGCAACCGCCTGCCTATTTATTACACTATTCCGTCGCTTGTGGACCACGACGACGATTTAGGCAGCCTAATTGGTAACGGGTACGATATTAAGCCCAGGGTCGCACACAGGCGCTCTCGTGGCCTCGTTTCCTGGACCAATACCGTAATCAATATATAAAAGCGCCCCAGGTGCCTGAAAGCGCTTTTATATTTAGAACTACACCTCACGTATAGTTACTGGCGACCGGCTTATGCCGTTACTTTAGAATTGAACCACGTAATGGGTTGCCGCCAGTGGCTATTTATCCAGTGTAACTCTTGCTGCATCTCTGAAATAACGACCTATACTTGACTCTGTAGGCCAGAATTTTGTCACCTCATCCGGTTTACCTAACTCGCTAAAATCATAGGCTGCCGCTTGAGTCATAATAGTATGCATACGCAGAGCTGATATCACTAACGCCATTTGTTTTGGAGTAGGCATATCAACGCCAAATTGCCGGGCTTCGTCTTTTACAGTAGGCGTTATCCATTCAACTAGCGTCTGGCCGTCCGGCATATTAGTATCTTTATGACCGGTATACATTACTTCGCCATATCCGTATACTTTTCCCAGTATTCAGGCCAAGTGTCTTTAATCTTTTGTAGGTTCTCCGGGTCGGCCGCAAATGCTGCGTGGCCCAGGGCTTTTACGAAGCTACCACCGAAGCGGATCATAGCTTGGATTACTTTAACGTCCTCTGCACTCATACTCTCCCCATTTTCTTTAGACAATGCATACAGGTTACCTGGCTATCGTCCGTTGTTACGTTTACACCAAATGTCGTCCATACTCCGCAGATAGTAGCCCATTTACCAGAGCCGGGCGCTGTATCCCACTTACTGCGTACTTTTGCCCGACCCTTGCGGCGATGAACAATTATTGTATCCAGCTTGGTTTGCCGAATACGTCGCCTGTCCATTACTGCTCATCTTCCCATTGTTTACGGCGCGCCTGCATAGCTTTCGCGTCCTCGATTGTTATATGTATTATCTCCGAGCCTGGGTGCGCTGCCTTGTAAGCGGTCATAGCGTCGGCAGTAGCCTCTACAATATCGTTCGCCTCTACTTGGCCAATTGCGCTACGCTCGCGGATAGTGGCGTGTATTTTAAAGTCGTAGACCGGCATTATACCAGTCCCCACTCTGCTAGCTTTTCAAAGCCGCCAATTTCTTTAATGTACTCACCGGCGCGCGCTACTATTTCCTCGTATGGCAGGCCGTCTACAGTGTCGTCACCAATAGCGCAGGCGATGTTTACTACTTCGCCTTCAGCCTGGGCTTTGAGGTGCGCGTAAATGTTTACCGATACGTCCGCCTTACTGAGGTCTTTACCGTGTAGGCCGCCACCGGTTACCGCTTCGCCCATATCGCTACCGAGCTTGCGGTTTACAGCGCCAGTGTCTACGTCTGTACCGCCTGTCCATTCGCCCAGTGGGTTAATTACCAATGTGTGGCCAGTTGGCAGCAGTAAGTCCTCTAACTGCTCGTGTGTGGCGTTTGATTGGCAAACAATGAGGCGGTTACCGGCTAGGATGTATTTACCGTCCGTAGGCTGGACCGCGTAGATATTCCGAGCAATTTCAGAGAGGCGCTTTACTTCGTCATTCATAGGCACACCCTTGAATATACCGTTGTCGCCAGCCTTTACGCTTTCTGACTGGTTTTCGGCTAGCTCTGGGTCTTGTGGCACTTCCAGGTAGTTTACTTGGATGTCGCCAGGAGCGATGCGCTGTACAATGCTCTCCACGGCTGCCGTATATAGCTCCACAGACGTTTCAGCAATGATAGTTACTAATCCATGCCCAATAAGTACTTCAAAGGCCACCTTGGGCGTTTCCTGCAGCGTATACGCGTAGTCTACGAGCGCTCCGGCGATCCGGTCGGCTACCTTGTCGGGGTGGCTAGGGTTTACTTTTTCAATCATGGTACTTTTACTCCTTTACCTTTGCTAATTTACGCATATCCTCGAGGTGGTATTTGGTGGCTTCGAGAACACCGGCAATTTTATGATCGTTGTCGGTTTTAATGCCCATGTCACTTAGTTTATCAGCAAACGCCTGCATAGCACCGTCCTGAATGCGACAGAAGTATATATCGTCTCTAATTACCGAGCCGTCCTCTATCGTTACGGCCTCCTCGCCACCTTTGGTGTAAAATACCCTACCTCGGCCAGTATCCTCAAACATAAATACTTTGTAGCCGTTATGGATATAATCTCGCTCAAACTCTACTCTCATATTAAAACCCTCCCTCTTTCCTTATTAGTGGTATTTGATACGTCCAGGAGTGTGTATCCTGGCTGCGCGGTATTGGTGGTGCGCCATTAATTGATATAGTGCCGATGTCGAGGGATTTTAGTTCGTCTAAGCGGTCGATCCACTCCGGTATTAGATTTAGCAGGCGTATACAACGACCTCTGTCGCCTGCATCGCTTGGTGCTTGGCTGCCAAATGGACCACCCTTGCTTACGTTTACGAAGTAAGCGCACATGGTTTCGGAAGATATACCAGTGTCGCCCGAGAGCGCCCACCGCAAAGCTCGCTGCTCAATAGTATTGTTTGTGGCTTCGCAAAACTCTATCCAATGCTCCCGACAGGTGCTTATAGGTAGATCATGTGGACAGTGTATTTCCCGGACCGTCATAGCTTCACCTCGTGAGTGGTTATCTCGTTAGCGCCTGTAAATTCAATAGGCTGGTTTGATACTTTTACGCGTTTCGATAGCTTACGCCACGCCCTTTTGTAGATGAACCACTTTATAGGGTTGCGATACCAGTGATAGTACTGCAGGTCGCCTGCTTCGTCTATATACTGTACGCCCATACTAGTACCAGTCATCGCCTTTACGATCATCTAGGCGAGCTTGTGTTGGTAAGTAAAAATTATCTTTATACGAAGGTTCGCTGCCGTCCTCAAAGTCACTGAAGCCCCGGTGTGTAATTTCGAGCCAAATAGTATCTTTATCGGTTTCTAGCATCCCCTCGCGTAAAACTTTATAATCGCAACCGGATTTTAATAGCGCATAGGCTTCGCCAAGCTGCCGATGAGCGCTGGAGCTATCTCGGTCGCGCCATTTATCTTGTGGAGTAAAGGACTGTTCGCATATTGCCGTAAGGTCATCCCTCGAGTACTCAATCATTATACCGCTCCCTTTTCATAATATTTTTTTACCATTAACTGCAGGTCGGCTGGCACTGTGGTATACCACGCTTTACCCTCCTCGAACTTGATCCGGCGCTTCATATACTTACCGGCGCGCACGCTGTCGAACATTTGCGGATATTCCAACTGTAGCTCTGATAGCCGGGCGCTTGCCTCGTAGCCTACGAAGAAGTCGCCGGGCTGCATAAAGTCTTGTGGCAGCCACCACTCCTTCTGGCTGTTTTTGCACATTGTCGCAACAATTTTCTGGTGCTGTGTTAGCTCCTTTACTGGTTGCGGTTTCGGTGGTTGTATTTGTGGCATTTTAGAACTCCCCTCTTTTTACCAAAAATAGTCTCTACTTATATCGTGAACTTGCTTTTTACATCTGGCACACTCCCCTTTCGCGTGTTCGATAATGTCCCACTTGGACCGGTACTCGTATTGAATAGTACCTTTGACTGGAAACCATTTGTGTAGGCCAAGGGCGCATAGGAGCTTGCCGATCATTACCTGGCCCACTCGCTTACTTCGCTAATACCAACTTCGGCATCTATCTGGACCGGCGATACTATTACGACCATATCGTAGTCGGCGTGCTCTAGTGCAGCCTGCCGCCAGTGTATAGCTTCGAATAAATTATTAGTGCCGTTCAGGTAGTGCCATACGGTATAGTCGCCCTCTTTTTGAGCTTCCTTGGTCTTTTGAGCAAATACGGCGTAACGATGCATTGTAGTATCGTTTTTGATAGTGTGGTGTATTTCAGTAGCCATGTTATGCCTCCCTCAAGAATGCGTGTATAGCTTTAGGGTTGTTTTTTACGTCGCGCTTGCGCCAGCTGAACATATGGGTGCTATCACCGTCGTATTCGCCGTCTGCAGCGCGCCATACTAGCTGGATCTCCTGCAAATCGTCATCGGTAGTTAGCAGGTCAGCCTCGAGCCAATCGCGCTCGTACCGGCGCATCATACGCAGTGCCTTGCGGCGGTCTTTAGTACCAATAACCACCATGCTTACTTGATCGTCGCCGAGAGGTATAAGTTTTGCGCTACCCTCTACGGTTTCAAACTCGTGCGGCTCAAGCTCTGGGCAGTCCCATAGTACCCGGCTACCCATAGGGTGCTTAATTTCATACTCGCGCTGCTTCTTTTCCTGCTCTGTTTCAAGGCGTGGCAGACCAAGTATGTCGCGGATCTCGTTTTTCATATGATTGATGCCAGCCCGGTAAAAGTAGTTGTGAACCATTACCTGAAGCTCGTGGTAGCCCTGGCCGGTTAAACAGCGGTTTGCGTTTTCGATACTATTTTCTGCATCGTCAAGCTCCAGCTCACCCACAAGCTCGATTATGCCCATTTTTTGCCCTTCGGTCATACCTCGGAACATTCGTATTTCATCGTCAGTAGCCATTATTGATCTCCATTCTTTTTATAAAGGTTACTTACCCATAGCGGTTGCTTTGTACGCGTACCAACCCGGCGGATGATGCCACGCTTGGCTGCGCGCTTGAATACCCCACCAAGCGGTGTGTAGTTGTCGAGGCCGTAGCCTGCGCTCTCCAGGAAGATAACAACCATGTCCGATACGATGTACTGGTGATCGCGTGCCAGAGCTTCGAGTAGCTTATCGGCTGCATCGCGCCAGGCTTGTGATTTACCGTCCATTTTTGTGCCTTCCTTCCCGGTGGTCGTGCTTCAGCATTCCGGCCACCCTTTTTCTTACTTCGGCCATAGCCTTTTCTTTATCAGTTTGCAGGTCTTTATCGATAGTGTCGCTAACGGCAGTCTGCGCTCGCGCCTTGCAGTTGGTATATGGGCAGGGCGTGAAAATAGTCATCAGTCCTCATCCGTCCTAAACTGTAATGGCTCATCATTAGCGTTTTGCGATCCGCTACCCTTCCACACAAGTTGGCCGCGCTTAAAGAACCGGACCGTCATTACTCGGGTGGCTGGACTTACGTTTACGTCTACTTCATCAAAGGGCGGAGCTTTTTTAATTTCCTCAGCCTTATTAATCATTGCTTGGCCGAGGATACTTAGGCTTTTACCAAATAAGCCGAGTATATAAATTACGATGATTGGCGATAGTATGCCGCCTACGATGGCTAGCGTTACTAGAAAAGCGGTAATTGCGGCATCCATACTATTTAGACTCCTTAATTTCTTTAACTTCCATTTCGCCTTCGTATCCGCTAAAATCACTATCCCACCAGTTGTTTTCAAGCATAGCTTCTGCGCCACTTTTTGTATCTAGATCCACCTCCTTAGTAAGAACAATCTTTAACTCAAATTTAGGCATATTACTTACCTCCGCAGGTGTTAGGGGTTGGTGTTTCGGTCGCCGGTGTGGTGGTAACCGGCTCTGCTATAGGGGCATCGTGCGCTTTTACGAAGGCAGCGATACAATCTTGCTCGGCCTTTTGCGTATCCCATACCTTTGTGCATTCCGGTACTGCAGGGTCGCTATTGTCGCAGCCGTCTACTGGGTTACTCCAGCGGTTAGGGTATTGGCAGTCCTCGTGGCTAAACGCTGTTGCTGCGCTCGCTGGCTGTGTGCGGCTTTGTGGTGGCAAAAGGCTAGCAGCTGCCAATCCTACTATTAAGCCTACTAAAATAGCCAATCCTGCGTCACCAGCGCCCTTTTTGATATATGTTGCCATTACTTCGCTCGCTTTCCTTTATTGAAACGGCGGAGAGCAGCGTTTACGGCTTGCTCTTCGTTTTTGATAATTACTTGCCGGGGCGCTTCGTCTGATCCGGCGGATACAATACCTGCGCCCTCTAGCATTGCTATGATACGGTTTGACTTCGTATAACCAATCTTTAAGTGGCGCTGCAGTATAATTGGCGATACGCTGCCGGTGCGTACAATTACGCGTGTTGCCCGGGCCACATCGTCCTTACTTACTGGCTGGTTAAAGATTGTACGCAGCGTCATTACTTGGTCTCTACCTTCTTAGCGGTGGCTTGTGCCTTGGTAGGCTTTAGCGCAGGGTGCTTGTCATCTTCGATGAAAGCGGCGGCCAGCTCTTTACCATCAGTAGCGAGCATTTCGTCTAGCTCGTCGTCGGTTATTTCTGGCTTTTCAGTAACGATTGATGTTGTAGGCTCGTCCTTTACACCGATAAGTTTGGCAACCTTTTTATTTGCCTCGCGGTATATGTCGACCGAGCCGGTCATTTTCTTATAGTCTTTATCACTTAGCCCGACCAGGTAATCGAGAACCGAGTTATAATTTACTGGATCTTCAGGCCTCATAGCTTCCGGTATTACCACAGGCTTTTTAGCTTCCTTATTCCTTAGTCCGAACACGCATCCCTCCATTCGTTGTGCTTGTTTCTACCCCTATAATATAAAACTACCCCCAGTTAGTCAATACTATTCTGAAGGTATTTTTTGTAGCTGTTCCTGAAGCCGTATCTTCTCAGAGGCGAGTAGCATTTGCTCAACGGCTATTTCTGCCAGGCGCTTGCTTATATCCTGGCGGCTCGGACCGGTTTTACGCTCCAAGTACTCCGCCATAGATATTAGCTCGCCCATACTACCAGATCACTTTCCCGGTCTCAAAGTCGATTGTACCCATCTGCGGCTCTTCCTTCTTGAACAGTGCTGCGACGATCTTTTTTAGTAGTGCTTTCATGACTTGACCCTCCATTAGTCGATGTTGTTTTGGTTTGTATATTTGGTAGGCTCGTCTGCTCCATAAAGTGCGACCTTACACCGCAACCGGGGCATACCTTTGCCGACCGCCTTAACACTTTAAGTTGTAGCTCATTCATACCGGCGGAGTCAATAGCATAAGCGCATTTATTATTCGGGCATACGAATTGCGAGCTAACCACACTACTTGGACATTCTACGTGCTCAAATAACATCTGGCCAAAACGCGCCAAAGTACGAACTTCGCGCCACTCAAGAGTACCAATTGGGAGTTTACACAAAATGCAAAGCTTCTCCGGTACTGCAGCAATATCATAGCCCTTATCCATTGCGATCGGTTTTCATAAAGATTAGCCAATAGGTATTGCTGTGGCTACCCGGGCGAGTACCAAATAGTGGATCGCGGCCAAATACTTTAATGATGTCTTGGACCGGTATAGAGCGTGATTTGCTGCCCTTTTCTACGGACCACTTTACTACGAGCGTGCCGTTTACCTTCAGTACTCGCCAGCATTCGTCAAAGCCCTGCTTTAGATCGTCGCGCCAGGTTTCTTTGTCGAGTATGCCATATTTTTTAGCAAGCCACCCAGTAGGCTTTTGGCTAAAGAAATGGGGCGGATCAAAAGCCACCAAATGAAAGCTCTCGCTCTTAAAGGGCATATTCCGGTAATCGACTATCTGATCCGGGCGTACCTTGAAGTTCTGGCCGTTGCTCAATTTCTCCTCGTACCGGCGCTGGTCGACGTATAGCGTATTTGGGTGGTCTTTTTGATACCACATCATGCGGCCGCCGCAGCAAGCGTCCAATATAAGCTTCGGGTTTCTTTTGCGACCAAACATTATCGCATTTTCTTTCTATGTTTTTCGGCTTGGCTTTCCGATATTTCGAACTCAGTGCGTATTGCCACCTCGCCATTTGTTTTTAAGTCGCCTAAACTTGTGACATCAGGTATGCCATCGGTTATAAGTTGCTGACTCAATACTTTTGCACCCGGGTACTGCTGTTTTATGTGCTCGCGTTGCGCCTTTTTAGCTGAAGCGTACTCATTACCGGCAATTATAGGATCTGCCTTAAACCTTGCCGTTAATATAACTTTTTGCATTACTGTGCCGCCTTTCGGTAATTAAGTTTAAAATAATTGCTTGGCGTTTGGCCATTTTTGAGCGCTGCAGCAACGTATTTTTGCGGTAGGTTCTTGCGCTCGGCCAATTCGAGCAGCTCCGTAAGTCCGGCCTGACCGTTTTTCTGCGTGAATTCGTGGGCTTTTTGTACCCAGTACTTCTGGTATTTACCAAATTTGAACCGGACCAGCTTGTCGTGTAAGTATAGCGCAGCGTGGCCGGTAACTTCCTTGACTGCCTTTTTAACCTTGGTAGCGTAGTTATACGTGCCGTTTTTAATCATTTTACAGAGTGTAGAAAAGTACCGGGCCGGGTTTGCCTTTTGCTTTGCGATCGCTATCATTTTACCCCACTCCTCGGCGTTGCCAGCCTTCTCGAGCTTAATTTGAATACTACGGTAAAAGGGCAAATACGCTTGATTATCTATCAAGTCTGCCGCTTCCCCTATTCGTTCGAGCATAGTTGCCCGGCGTTGATCATTCACTGTGTAATGCATTAGTCCCTCCATTCCTGCTTGTATTAGCCAATATACCATCCCGGCGCGTGTTGAAGCAACTGCGCTTGAGCTTTAAGTGGATAAGTCCTGTGGAATTGTGCAAAACTCCGGTTCGTTTCTATATAGTATATAAATTTGTTCTTAAGAACATTTCTATATAGTATGTAAAAGCCTGAAATAACAGGGGTGGTTATTTACTGTGAGCGCGGTTTACGGCCGTCATCCATACGTTGTCGGCGGCTATAAGTGCCTTCTTAATTTTGTACAAGTGAAACTCTTTTTTATTTGCGAGCTGACCTTCCATGTATATTGGTAGGAATTCGCCGGGTGTGTAGGTGTTGTATTTGTTTTTGATTGCGTTAATCATGTTTATATATTAGCACAAGCACCTTGTTTTGTCAATAGTCTTACAGGGGTAACAAAAACACCCCGAGGGGTGTCTGTCCGTTACGTCGTAGCGCAGGGTATACTATGGGTTTTCTAACTCCCCTTTCGTAACGTGCCGGCTCAGCCATACTCCTGCTTGTTGCGTTGCCTGGTGAAATTATAGCACAAAGAAAAAGAGCCGCCGAAGCGACTCGTATTTCCGAATGGAGTTCTAACCCAACGCGTGCATTACTCCGCTACAGGGCTATTAACACGATAGCACACCCCGGTTAGTATAACTACACCCTGTTTTCACTATCGTAGCCCCACCAACCGGCGCAGCGTACTGCGTCAATGGCTAGCGCGGCCATGCGAGCCTGGACCGGCGGATCGGGCTGTTCGGTAAGAAACTCCCGGGCGTCCTTTGGTATTGGCTCTCCCCTATTGAATGACTGATGTTCCATAGCTCTATTAAATCATAATTTGCTGGACCGACTCACCACCGCCGCCCTTTTCTTTTGCAAAGGTAACAGCGCCATAGTAGGCAAAGGCCACCGCCTCGACCGGGTCGCTTTGTATTTCCGGGTTCATAGCCGCGTAACCAAACATGCCGTCGCGCCCAATATCGCGGCGCTTAACCGTCTTAATCGATACGTCAAGCCCGGACTGCTTGTTGTGAGTAAGTAATTTGTTCACTACCGCGTCGTTAAATGCAGCATAGGCAGCACCGGCCTGTTTTACGTTCGGAGTAAGGATACGCTTTGACATCCGGCGCTCGGACCGTACCAGCTCCTCGACGAGTAATTGCGTACCGGCTGCGCCATCAATAATAATCTTTTTAGCTTTGCGCCACCTGCCCTGCTCCAATAACCAGCGCGTAATCCAGCCCGTACCGGCGCTCCTGGGCTTTCGCTCCACTATTTCGACATGGACTAGGCCATTAGGCATTAAAACGCCCACAGCGAGGCTTACGCCGCTACCGTCCGGCGCGAACTTAATAGAATACACCAGCGTTGGCTCATCCTCGAGGGTTACTTGATCTACACCAAGCGGTAACCACTGCTCATCGGTAAAGGCGCGCATACTCTCTACCCCGGCAATCCAACCAAGGCGCATCTTATTAAACGAGTCAATGGCCATTTGCCCGGCTTCTTTTTGAACCGCGCGGAGCTGCAGGAAATAACCGAGGCTAGGGTTACACGCATACCAGGCGTCGACGTCGCTCGGGTCAGTGATGCTTTCAACGCTCCACTCCTGCCAACATACGTCATGTACTTTGCCATCCAGCACGTTTTTACGAATACGCAGGAACACCGTACCAGTTGAGCTACCTGTTGGCGGCGTACCGGCGCGGATCACCTGGTAGTTACCGTTTTTACCGGCCGAGATAGTAGGCAATATAGCCTCCTGCTGGGCGTCGGTTTCTTCCTGGGCCTCGTCGATTAGCAGCACGTCGTTGGTACTACCTAGACCGTTTGTACGCGTTCGGGTTCGGAATACACAGCGCCCTCGGTTACGAAGCTCGATATAGTCGAGGCTCTTAGGCTCTTTATCAAACTCCTCCGTAAGCATATTGCGGATCTCGTCTTTGGCATCGTAAAAGAATTGCTGCACGCGTCGCTTAATTTCAGACACCGTATTGTCGCTCTGGGCGGTGTAAATAATAGCTTCGCCGAGGAATATCATGCCGCCAATGATCCGGGCGATGAAAAGCTCCGACTTACCGTTCTGGCGCGGCACTAAAAGGCCACAGTCTGGATTTACCCACTTCCAATTGCCATCCTCGTCTTGCTCAACCGCCAACCACCGGTATAGCACTAATTTTTGCCAAGGCTTCAGCTTTATACCGTATGCCTTCAGGAGACGTATAGTTTTATCGGCTAGCCATATATCCCCATTACGGTAGTAGTCGAGCCGGGGCTTTTGACTACCAACGCGGCGGCGTGGTTTTTGAGCGTTTGCCTTTGGTGGGCCGGTAAATACTTTACTCATCATCGTCCTCGTTTAAATCATCAATGGTTACTACTGAGCGGCTTTGGAAGCTGGTATTGCGCGCTCCAGCATCTTTTTTGCGCTTGGTAACGTGCTCGCTAGCAAAGTGAGCGCCCGGCATATCGCGCATAAGCTGGCCCAGTTCGGTTTCTGCTTTTGGACCGAGGCGCTTTTCGTAGTCAGCAATCTGGGTCATAACTTCCGTCATTTCACGCACCAGGAGCGCCGTATCGCGGCTACCAGCGCCCTTTTCTATTTCAATGGCTAACTTATCGCGTGTAGCCTTTAAGACGCCTAGACGGTCGTTCTGTGCAGCCATAGCCACAATATCGTTCTGGTTTTTCTTCTTTTTATTAACAAGCCCGGCCTGGTGGATCTTATCAATACGGTGTGGGTTAAGTACAATATCACGCCAACGGAGCAGCGCGGCATAGCCTTCAGTCGTTAAAACGTCCTGGGCGGTCGACACCAGCATATTAACGTGGCGTGCCGGCATTTGCTTAAAGTAGTTGAGGTAATCGTCGTAGTTGCGCTTTTTCTTTAGCTTTATATCTAGGTTGCGCTCGTTCCACTGCAGGGCTAAGTAATTAAAGTGCTTGGGGTCTTGCGAATAAAACCAATCGAGGTGCGCCTGCTCCTCGTCAGTAAACATTGGCTGTGCTGGTTTCTTAGTCGCGGCCATTTGCTACCGCTTCTCTCTAGCATGAAAGCCCAGTGGGGGCTTTGGCTCGATATGTACTCCGTCGTCAATACGTTTCGCATAGGCGTCTTGGACCTCGACCACCGGCACGCGGTTGCCGTCCTCGGTATACTGTGGTTGTAATAACCACGCTTTGCCGCCATCAAGATACTCAACCCGGCCAATAGCGATACCAGCAACCTTAGCGGTTACGTCCTCTATTTTTTCGCCGAGCTTTATATCCTGGACCGGCATTACATTACCCCATTCCAGTAAATATTTTCGTAATTGTAAGTAGACTCCTTTGATTTAGAGGAGTTGAGCAGCGAGCGAGTATTGATAGCTTTTACGCGCTTCAGGCGTGGATCGCTGACGTTGTAGCTGCTGACGTATACCGGGCATGTTTGCTCCATAACCCAGTCGTAAAATGCTTTATGATCAAAGTCGCCCTCGCGGTATTCGGCTGTACCTTCGTATGGTGGGTCGCAGTAAATAATAGGACGTTCGCCAATAATAGGCACTTCATTATAGCTTGTGCCTGCAGATATACCGAGCGTGCTTATACCGGGCATGTTTGCTATTTGATTTAATCGCTCAATACGCGAAATGTGCTGAAGCGCGCCGATGCTGCCAATTTGCCGGGCCAGTACGATGCGTCGCTGGTAAGGGGTTTTATAGCGCTTTGAGTTTAAGAATATCTTTGTATGCGTAACCTTGCCATGCTCTTTAAGATTAATTTCGTCGGCTTTTTGCTCGAGCCAGGCTATATCGCCCTCGCCGGTCATAACTAAGTCGGTAAGGTGCTCTTTGAATTCCTCTAGAGGCTTACCATATAAATAGCTTTTTTGATTATTTCCAAACGTATAGCAAGTCTGAAGTAGCCCGGCAAACCAGTCGTCGCCGGTGTATTTACGCTCGAATGTATCGCGGTCGATCCACTCTGCCCCTAGATTTTCGCCGTCCTTCAGACGCTGCATGAGCGCGCTAATAGCCTTGGACCGTTCGTTATATACCACGTCGAGGTGTGGGTACTTACTTACCACATAAAGCGAGACGCTACCACCGCCACCAAATAAATCATAGAAGCTATCAGCTCCTGGGTGTCGGTTAAGTATAAAGGGTACTACTTTATCGACGAGTTTTTGTTTAGACCCCATATAAGGGATACCGTAATGCCTAGCCATATTTTTAACTCCATTCTAATCTTCAAACTCAAAGCCACAGTCTGGGCATACGTGCAGCTTACTTTTGTCGTCTTTTGCGGCAGGGTCTTTTCCCTCTGGGTCGATGTCGCCAAAATTAAAGTTAGGCACGCCCCAGTTTTCTAGCTCCTCGACGTCCCACTGGTTGGCAATAATATCAGTATCCCACTCACCTGAAGCGGTATTGTCTTTAATGATGAACTCGCGTTTTTGCTTTTCCGTGAAGCCAAAGACCTGCTTCACTTGCACTTCGGAGTAGCCGAGGTCTTTCAATGCGTATATACGTTGGTGGCCACCGAGAATAACAAAGTTTTCATCGACTACCACCTCCCGGAGCTGTTTCATTTCCGGGAACTCCTCAAGCGACTTTTTAAGCGCTTGGAATTGCTTATCTTTTATACGGCGAGGGTTGGCATCGTTGGCGATCAACTTTTCAATCGGCAGTACCAATTCCTCAACTCTAACATCTGACTCGGCCATTGCATCTTCTCCTTTTTTCCCGGGCAGTCCCCGTATATGCGTTGGTTTATGTAGTAATTGTAACATAAGCGGCTCTGTTACAATTATGGTATAGAAGGAGGACATCATGGGGCTGGATAGATTTCCAAAAAAGCCCTGCAAACATTGTAAACAGATGGGTCATTTCCCTTACGATTGCAGGCATAATCCGAAAAAGGTGCTGAAGCGCGCGATCCGGCGCACTCCGATAAAAAAAGTAGGTAAGAACACCAAGCAGTGGTTTAATACGCGCGCCACATGGATACGCAAAAACCCACCGCCAATAGAGGGCCAGTACTGGGAGTGCTACCTGCAAATACACGAATGGTGTCCGGTGCGTATAGATATATCAAAGCTCACGCTGGACCACGTTGTAAGCCGTAGCCGCGACCCGAGCCTTCGCTTTAATCTAGATAACCTGAAGCCAGCGTGTTATTACTGCAACCTCGAAAAAGGCAGCCGGTCATACGAGCAAGTAATGGAGTCAATTGGAACGCGCGCTTTGAATACTGAAGCCGAAGCTGTATAATAAATGTATTCAGTAATCAAAATAAACACTGACCAATAAAAAAGAGCGCCGTTGCGAGGGCGCTCTTTTTGGTTGTAGTCGCTATTGTGCGTCGCGGTCGACGATTGTAGTGGCTTCGACGTCCTGCGCTTTTACGGCGATGCCGGTAGGCTTTAAGAAGCCGTAGTAAGTGCCTACTGATACGATAAACGCACCAATGGTACTTAATAGCGCTAGGCCGAGGTCAAACGGCGTGCCGCTTGTGATAGCCGCGCCGAGCTGGGTAATAACGGCAGTAACTAGCGTAAGCCCTGCGAGAAGCCAAGCCTTTACTGATCCGCTAGTAACCCGGGTCGTTACCAAACCTACAAGCAGCGGCATAACGACCGCAAGTAAGATTTGAACAACGATAGCCCAGTCAAACGAGAACACTACCACAGGGGCGTTCGTAATAGCAGCAAACGAGTTCATACTAGAACCCCAGCTTTCTATTTACGATAGCCTGTACTGCGCCAAAGTCGTAACCGGCTGCTGCGAGACGGTTTTTACGTTCCTGGCCTTTGCCCCATTGCCCGGCGATAATCTCGTTAGCAACTTGCTCGTTTGATTTACGCGTTGGCGTTGCGGCCTTTGGCAATTTGGCGTTTACTGCAGCTTGGACCGCATTATAGTCGTAACCGGCTTGTGCGAGGCGAGTACGTCGCTCATCGCCGTTACCCCATGCCCCGGCAATAACCTGATCGGCTACCTGCTCGTTGCTGAGGCGCGCTGGCTGCGTCTTAGCGTTCACAATGGCCTGAATAGCGTTATAGTCGTATCCAGCGCCTTGGAGACGGTTTTTACGGTCGTCACCGTTGCCCCAAGCGCCTGCCAATACTTCAGCAGCGATAACCTCATTTGACTTACGTGGTGCGCTCGGTGCTTGGCCGGTGCGAGCGTTTACGATAGCTTGGATAGCTCCAGCGTCGTAACCTGCAGCATAAAGCTTTTTAGCGCGGTCTGGGTTATTGCCCCACTTACCGGCTAATACTTCACTAGCAATTTCATCGTTTGACTTTTTGGTCGGAGCTACTGGGTCGGCCTTAACGTACTTGTCAAGGTTAACGATTTGCTGGCCCTGGCTAAGAGGGCGAGTACCCTTAGTGGTTAAAAGAGCGCGTGCGCCGTTCTGTTCAAAGTTAGCTTCGCCTGATAGATCAAGCCAAATGTGACCGTATCGAACACCGTCGATTACGCCCATATCGCGGTTAACAACTACCTGAAGCCAGCCCGGACCGTTTGCCGCAATACCCTGACGAAGCAGAGTGTCGCCAACGTCCTTAGCATTACCACGAGCACCGTAGGGGTTATCTACCCCTAAGAACTCAAGCAACGCTTTAATAAGCGATACACATTGACCATTGTAAATACCGGCCTTGGCGTTTACACGCTGACCGACGAGACTATTTAGAAAGTCTCTAACTTCTTGCCTACTCCGCGCCATCAGTTTGCTCCTCTTCTGGAACATAAGCGGCTAACGCTTCTTGGCTAATTTCTGGTGCATTTTCTTGCTCAGACATAGCGAACTCCTTTATTAGTTACACTATCATTGTAACACGCTTGCGATTACCACGCATTCGAGTGGGGGAAAGGGTTTTCATATTGCTTGTGTTCATAGTCCGAGGCCATTTTCGAGCCCTTTTTACGGTTACACTGCATATGCGAAAGCTGAAGGTTGTCGAGGGCGTACATCGGACCGCCTCGAGCGCGCGGTATAATATGGTCTACCTCTACCGCTAACGGATTATAAACGCCAGTCTCGGGGTCTTTCATAGGAAGGTCGACATCAATAAACTTATGGCAAATAGCACAGATAGGGTCAAGGCTACTAATGGCACGTTGCCGGGCGGCCGCCCACTCTGTACCGCTTAACTTGGTGTTAGGCGACAACGATATGTCCATAGACTACTCGGTGGGTTTTTGCTTTGGCTGCTTTGGCTCTGTAAATTCGCTACCGTCGTATTTCCAGCCAATACTTACGTTACTACCTTCCTCAAGCTCAACATCGTATAGATCCTTTGGAGTATCGTCGTCGATTATAAGTACATTTGTAACAACATTATTTTCAATTTTTACAGCTCTACGCTCCATAACAACCTCCTAATAATACTCGTGAATAATAACTATACCTTGAGAACCAGTCCATCCGGCATTCGCATTTTGTCCGTTTGTCATTTGAATACCAGCCCCACCGCCGCCGTAGTTTAAGCCTGTACCAACTGTGGAGTTATTGATTGATCCCGATCCGCCCTGGCCCAGCTGTGAATTACCACCGCTAGAGAAAGCAAGTATGTTTTGAGCCGTACCACCGCCACCATGACGGCCTGCAGTACTCCAGCCCCCAGGAATATTAATGTCGCCACCAGAGCCAGTACCGCCTGCAACCGGCGACATTGTTCCGTTAGATGATCCGGACGCACCCTGCGACCCACCAGAGCCACCACTAGCCGATACAAACGATCCAAAGTATGACGTATTACCTGCACCGCCGGTAGTAGCTCCTGCTGCACCACCAGTACCGCCTGCTCCGACAGTTACGCTTTCACTAGCAGCAAGCGCTGAAGCAAGTATCTTCTTTTTGGCGTAGCCGCCACCGCCACCGCCACCGGATATAGCCGTAAGGTTTGTACCGACCGATGTTGGAGTACCACCGCCACCGCCACCGCCACCGACAAGCTCAACGATAATATACTTAAGCTTTGCAGGTTTTGAGTATGTACCGGATGAAGTGCGGTAAATCGTGTTTGCTAAAGTACCGCCACTCAAAGCAGCTTCTACTGCCGACTTGGTAGCGCTTTTAATAGCATCAGAGGCTTGGCTATCCCCAATAAGAAACTTGTCGTTGTCGACTAGGTTTGATTTAGCGCTATATCCACCTGGAAACTTTGGCATTATTATATTCCTTCTTGGTCGTTATTATATCACAGCACCAGCATTAGCGGTTTGCATATTCTCTAGCTGTCGGTTAATAGCATCAATGGTTCGAGAGATATTTCGAGGCGCGCTGTCTAGTGAAATAGTCACAGCGCCAGGCGAATACTTTATTTGTGCAATAACCAGGGTAGTTCCTAGTACATCCTGGTCACCGTTTACAATTTTAACCACGTCTCCGTTGCGTATAGTCTCGGTATTGTATTTGGCCGCCGATAGAGTTATTTCAGTTGTAAGTCGTGGGCGGTTATTATTGCTGATGATATTTTGCGCTATAAGCTGCGCTGTGTCATAGCGAGTAACCTTATCGTTTGTAACGATAGAAAGACCCTGGCGATAATCAGCCATACTAGCAATATCCGTAGATCGGACCGTCATTTTTGCACCGTTTTCAACGATAGCTCCACCAATGTAGTAAATATCGTTAATAATACCGTCGATGTCTTTGGTTACCTTCATCTCGGTAAAGTCGCGACCAAATACTAAGAGGTGGTCTGGTATGGCATTTTTATTTTTTACCCTGATAGCTCCTGTACCTATGTCTACATGGTAGAACCAACCGGTCGGCAGTTGACGGTAAAGTGCGGCAAACGCATTTTTTGCAGAGTCCATATTTAGCTGTACGTTCATATCGTAGCCAGTAGGCTCGGCGTATTCTAAGTACAGAGGTGCGTAGTCGAGGGTTAGGGATTTGTCAAATATGCTATTTGAAATAGACTCGGTAGTACCTGAAAGCGCGACGCTCAATTGTAGCTGCTTAGTATATAGTACGAAGTAAAAAGAGCTTTCAAGGTTAGTCCAAGCCCCATTAAGTATATACTGACGGTAACCACCTTGGTATGGCCTACTCGCTTGGAATGAGCGCATATTTATACCGCCTGCCTCTCTGAACCAGTAAACTCCCGGCTCTAGGTATAATGACTGCGTTAAGTTGTAG